TGGCGGCGAATTACAAGGCCAGACGGAGGAAGAAAAGGCCCAGCGGGCGGCCATCCTGGAACAACGCGAACGCGAAGAAAACGCCCAGCGCGCCGCCGCCATCAAGCAGGCTCGCGCCATTTGGGATGCAGCCGATCCGGTTGACCCCCATCATCCCTATTTGGTGCGCAAGAATGTTGCGCCGCATTCGTGCCGCCAGACCAACAGCGGTGAAATCCTGTTGCCGATCCATGATGACGAAGGCGAGATCATGTCGGTGCAGACCATTACGGATGATGGCGGCAAGCGGTTTCATTTCCGCGCGCCCACCAAGGGAGGCAGGTTTAACATTGGCATCAACATGGGCCGGGTTGTTGTCTGCGAGGGATACGCCACCGGGGCCACGATCCACGAAGCGCTTGCCGATCAGGTTTGCGTGGCTTTTAGCGGCGGCAACATGGAGAACGTGGCACGGCAATTGCATGGTGCTGGCGCGTCTGTGGTGCTTGCGCCGGATACGGGGCTTTCTGCCGAGAAGGCCGCCATACTGGGCAGCGAACTCAACATTCCGGTGATTTACCCGGATGCTTCGATTGATGGTACTGACTTCAACGATCAGGCGGCGGAACTTGGCATTGACAGTGTGTCCAAGGATTTCCGCAACGGCCTGCGGGATTTTGCCCGCAATGCGGAAGCCCTTGCCAAGGCCATAGAGGAGCCGGGCGGCCCGTTGGACCTGTGGGACGGCCCCAAGGCACCGCCGTTTCCGCGTGGTATCCTGCCTGCCATAATCGAGCGGTTTGCGCTTGAGAGCGCGGCACAGATCGGCACTGACCCGGCTGGGCTGGCGATATCGGCGCTGGCAGCGTGTTCTGCCGTGCTTGATGACGGTATCAGGCTCAAGCCCAAGCAGCACGAAAACTATACCGAAAGCGGGCGTATCTGGGCCATGCTGATCGGGCCGCCATCGGCGCGCAAGTCTCCCACCATCAACCGTGCGGTGGCGCGGATCAAGAAAATGGATGCGCGATTGCTGGCAGAGGCCAACCGCAAGCTGGCAGAGTGGCAGGATGACGGTGGCAGTAAGGGCGGTAGCCCCAAGCCGCCCTGCCCTAGGCTGCGGATTGAGGACGCGACCATGGAAGCGGCGCAGGAAGTTTGTCGGGAAAGCCCATCCGGCATTCTGGTGTTGCAGGATGAATTGAGCGGGTTCTTTGGTCGCCTTGAAAAGTATGGCGGCAAGGGTGGCGGTGCGGACAGATCATTTTGGCTGCAATCGTATGGTGGAGGGCAATACGCGGTCAATCGCGTGGGCCGTGGCAGTTTCCTGATCGATAACCTGTCCGTGACCATGCTTGGTGGTATCCAGCCTGAAAAAATCCGCGAGGTTATGCGCGGTGCAGGCGATGATGGCTTGATCCAGCGGTTTATTCCCATCGTGGTGGGCAAGGCTGGCCGTGACAGGGATGTGCCTGCGCCGCCAGTTGCAGAGCAATTCGGGGACATGCTTGAGGAACTTCACTGCATGAAGTCCCCGGCCAATTTCTTCGGGGTGCAACCGCTGGTTTTTTCCGAGGATGCGCGCCAGATCAGGGAGGCATTGGCCGACAAGCATCATGCCTTTGTCAACAATTTCGAGGGCGCGAACACGAAACTTTCAACCCATGTCGGTAAGTATGATGGTCTTTTCGTGCGCCTTTGCGTCATCTGGCATTGCGTGGAGAATGTCGGCGGTGGCGATCTGCCGTGTGAGGTGAGCGCCGAAACAGCGGGCAAGGTGGCGCAATTCATGGCGGAATTTGTGCTGCCCCATGCGCTGGCGTTTTACATCGGCACTGTCGATCTGAACGAGAATGACAGCGTTATCCGGGACGTTGGCGGGTTGATCCTTACCCAGAAGCTGGATCGTGTGACCATCAATGAAATGCGCCGCAAGGTCCGGTCAATGCGCAATGCCACCCCTGCCGAGAGGGAGGAGGCAATGGGCTTGCTGGAGGCCTACGGATGGGTTGCGCGCGATGATCGGCGCAATGACGCGCCGGGCTGGAAAGTGGTGCCGGAGGTACACGTCAAATTTGCTGAAAGGGGCAATTCCGAGCGGTCCAGGCGCACCGAAATCCGCAAGATAATCCTGCAAAATGCGGCGGCAAGGGCTGACGAGGAAGGTTAGCGGAGGCGAGTACTAAGCATGGGCTTGCCTCTTCCACGCTGCCCATGCTTCCGCTTCATCATCGAAATAGCCAACATGGAGGTCGTGTCCTTTCCGGTTTGACTGGACCTTCCATTTCTCGTTTCTGTGATCATAAATCGGCCCACGGTGGACGTTGTTGAAGTTTTCCTGCGGCGTTACCATGCGCAGGTTTTCTATGCGGTTGTCGTCCCTCAAGCCGTTCACGTGATCTATAACCATCCCGCTTTCGATGCGGTCATGGTGCCATATCCAGACAAGCCTGTGGACGCGCCATGGCCGCCCGCAGAATGCCGTATCGCGGTATCCTGTTTTTGTGTTCATGGTGCCCACCACCTTGCCAGCGCACCGCTTGTTGAACGACGCTACAATGCCGGGATTGGAATGATATTCATCCACGACCCTTGGCAGCCACACCAGATCACCGCTCCCCTGATACCTGAAACTATCCCGCATATGATCCCGGTCAAACCTCAAAGTGGGCTTGATGGTGATCGCCGGAAAGCTGCGACAGAAACCATAATGCATGAGTTCACCCCGTTTTTGCGTCCATTATGGCATACCCTATCACTGGCGATGGTCAAGCCCGGTGATAGTGGACAACAGTTGCTTGTACGCGAGTAAGGTTTTTATTATCTATTATTTATTGTATATCGATATGAATGACCACCCACAGAAACGCGTAGGGCCCTTAAGCAACCGTTGGTGCTAGTCGGCGAGCGGGCGTTTTTGGTCTAAAGGGGGGTTTGGAATGACCGCAACCCAAGGAACCCACCCCATGACAACGACCGCCTCAACCAACATCCCAACGATAGCAATGGATATGGCAGGGCCACGCCGGGGACATTGTGGCGGTGATGCAGGCCTGAACAACGAAAGGAATGATGATGAGTGACGGATACCCGAAAGTGATGGCGGGAATGGCCCAGCCCGGTTTCAACATCGGCAGGTTCACCCTGCGCGACGGATACGGAGGGCGAGATAAAGTTTGGATTGAGGGTGGCGGGGGTGAAGGCGGAGATTTTGAGGCCGCTGATTTAGAGGAATTGCTCGCCGGTTTTTACGAAACCCATTTTTGAAAGGAACCCGCCCATGACCATCGCCGACAAGCTTGAAGCCATCCTGCCCGCCACCGGACCCGTGACCAAGGACCAGCGCACGATTGCCGTGGCGGTGTGCGAATTGCGGGTGATGGATCATGCATCGAATTTGTGGATACAGACCGGGATCGATACGGCTCGCCAAATCCTGGAAGACGAAGCCAACGAACTTCCTTGGGCAGTTGGAACCGTGGCCTGCCTCGCCGGGCTCGTGTTTGGGGCTGCTGCTGTCTTGGTGGCGATGTGATGGCCCGCAAACGCAAGAAGGGTGACAATCGCAAGCGCACCCAATCAGGACAGCTATCCCGTGCTGGCATGGGCCGCGTCCTACCCAACGAACGCGCACAAGCCGCACACGCCCTCTACGGCCCAGACGGATGCGATGCCATTGGCCGCGCGTACCAATCCGGCCTGTTAGGCGATGGAGCCAACGCCAAGGCCATGCTCGATACAGCTCGCGCCATCAGCAAGGCTTATTGGGCCGCATACCAAGTCGGCCCCATCACCTGCACGTTCGGCGGCAGGTCAAGCGGTGGTATGCCTGAGATATCGCCAGAGAAGGTCCGAGAGCGCGAAGAATGGCTTTCGGGTACCCTCGATAGGGTAAACGCCTTGGGTCGCTCCTACAGGGCTTATTTCGATCAACTGGTGGTTGATGTGCATCCCGACAGTGGCCCCGTATGGCTTGATCGCCTGTGTTTCGCCAGCCGCTCTCAATCCATGATCACCGAAGCGGGCGACATGAAGGCGCTGGGACAGGCCATGCAGGCACTTGCCCAACTGGCGCGGGTTGATGTGCCGCCTACGATAATGCGCAGAGCCGCTTGACAGCCTTGCCACTCTATGCGAAACGCGCATTAATGGCGGTGTGGAAACGCGCGCCCGACAATTCCGCAACAGCGGACCCGCACTCCCGACAGATGCCACAGCAAAGCTAAACCACGGCGGGACGTGCGGGATATCCACCAGTGGCCTCAAAGGAGGCTTAACCCAATGGCTGAAGTAGCGACCAAAAGCCGTAAAGCCAATTCCAACCGTGGCAGCAAGCCCGGTGAGCGCAGAGGCGGACGGCAAAAGGGTACGCCCAACAAAAGCACATCCGAACTGCGCGAACTGGCCCGGTCATATACCGATCAGGCAATTAAGGCGTTGGTCGATATCATGCTGACGGGTTCCAGCGAACAGGCGCGGATTACAGCGGCGGGAACAATCCTGGATCGCGGATACGGCAAGCCATCCCAGCCTGTTGATGGCGATGGTGAGGGCGGCGCAATCCAGTTGGCCCACAAGATCGCGCTGATCGGCGTGGAGCCGGATGCAGATTGACATCGAGGTCCCCGCCAAGCTGCAACCCGTGTTTCTGGGTGAGGCTGACGTAAGGGGCGCATATGGCGGGCGCGGATCGGGCAAGACACGTTCGTTCGCATTGATGAGCGCGGTTCGGGCGCATATGTGGGCGACGGAAGGCCGCGAGGGAATTATCCTTTGCTGTCGGCAGTTTATGAACAGCCTGGACGAAAGCTCGCTGGAAGAAATCAAGGCGGCCATCACTGGCAACGCCTATCTGGCGCAGCATTTTGAAATCGGTGAGAAGTTCGTTCGCACCATATGCGGACGGGTGGCGTACAAGTTCGCCGGGCTTGATCGCAACATCGGCAGTGTCAAATCGAAGTCGCGCATTTTGTTGTGCTGGGCTGATGAGGCAGAGCCGGTATCTGATACGGCATGGACCACGTTGATTCCGACGCTGCGGGAAGAGGACAGCGAGTTGTGGGTTACGTGGAACCCCGAAAGCGAGCGCAGCGCCACGCACAAGCGGTTCCGGCTATCGTCTGACCCGCGATACAAGCTGGCTGAAGTCAATCATTCGGATAACCCGTGGTTTCCTGCCATTCTTGAACGCCAGCGCCAGCGCGACATGATCGAGCGGCCTGACCAATACGAGCACGTCTGGGAAGGTGGGTTTGCCAAGGTTCTGGAAGGCGCATATTACGCCAAGGATTTGACGCTGGCACGGAAGGAAGGCCGGATTGGGCAGATAGCCGCTGATCCGTTGATGCGGTTCATCGCGTTCTGGGATATCGGCGGCACCGGGCAAAATGCCGATGCGTGTTCGATCTGGGTGGCGCAGTGGGTTGGTACGCACATCCGGTTTGTGGATTACTATGAGGCGCAGGGCCAGCCGCTGGCAACGCACGTCAACTGGTTGCGGGCATCTGGGTATGGCGCGGCGATATGCGTGTTGCCTCATGACGGGGTGCAGGCAGACAAGGTATATTCGGTCAGCTACCAATCGGCGCTGACACAAGCCGGGTTCGATGTGAAGATCATCCGCAATCAGGGTAAGGGCGCGGCGTTGTTGCGGGTTCATGCGGCGCGGCGTTTGTTCCGTTCGATGTATTTTGACGAGGAAAAATGCGCGGGCGGATTGGCTGCTTTGGGCGCTTACCATGAAAAGCGCGATCCGGTGCGGGGCATTGGCCTTGGGCCGTCGCATAATTGGGCCAGCCATTGTGCGGACAGTTTTGGGCTTTGCGCTGTGGCTTACGAGCAGCCCGAACGTAGCGACCCGTGGGAAGAAGAAGATCGCGCATCAGGCCGCAGTGCCGTGACGGGATACTAGGAGGCGGAATGGAAACGACTGTAACCGCCTTTGACGCGGTCGAAAGCGAGGATCGGCAAATCGCGTCGATGCTGCTGTTGGCTGACATTGCCGTATCCGCTGGTGATATCTCCGGTATGTTCGAGGACGGTGCGCTGGTTGAGTTGGGTGGGCGCGTGATCGACGATTACGAAGCTGATCTGGCGGAACGTGATGATTGGGAGCGTGTGGTCAAGCGCGCGCTGGAAAGACGTTTCCGTGGAACCGCGCATCTGATGTCAACTATCCGCTGCTGACAGTGGGCGGCTTGCAGTTCAATGCCCGCGCATATCCGTCGATCGTGCGCGGTGATGAGGCCGCCAGCGTCAAGGTGGTGGGCATGGACAAGGGCCAGCCGCTGATTGGCCCTGATGGCCAGCCTGTTATCAGGATGCAGGAAGGTGGCCAGCCTGAAATCGTGTGGCTGGTGGCACCTGGGGCCAAGGCCAAGCGGGCGATGCGGGTCAAGGAATATCTGAACACGCAACTGTTCTACAAGATTGACGGGTGGGAAGCTGACACTGACCTGCTGTTGATGCAGTTGCCGATTGTCGGATGTGTGTTCCGCAAGATTTATTACGACCCGCTGGAGCGCAAACAGTGCATCCGCATGGTGTCGGCGCTTAACCTTGTGGCACCGATGGCCACGCGCGATTGCAAGACTGCGCCGCGTCTGTCCGAATTGCTGCCCGTTGAGTACCCCTATCAGATCCTCGAAAAGATTAGAGGCGGGTATTATCGCGCGGTGCAGTTCGTGGAAGGGCAGGAGTTCGTCAATTCGCCGCGCCAGATCATTGAACAGCATTGCCGTTATGACCTTGATGGCGATGGATATCCCGAACCCTATATCGTGACGGTTGACCACGAAAGCCGCGAGATTTTGCGCGTGGTGGCCAACTTCGCCCCTGCCGATATCAAGGCGGCAAACGGCAAGGTAATGCGGATAACGCCAAACCAGTTTTACGTCAAGTACGGCTTTTTGCCGCATCCCGAGGGCAAGTTTTACGATTTGGGACTGGGCCACCTGCTCGACCAGCTCGGCGGCGTGATCGATACCATCATCAACCAGATGATCGATGCTG